AATACCTTCTGAAGTACTTACTCCTAAAGTTTTCATTGAATTAGCATACTCAATAGCAGATTGCTTTGTTAAACCAAGTGATCCACCTGTTAAGATTAGAGCCTTGGATAATTCATTCTGTTCTTTAATTGATTGATACGCAGCGATAGATAAAGTACTAAGTACAGCAATTACTCCAAGAATACCAACTTTACCTAATGTATTAGCGGCTAATTTTACTCTTTGTAAAGCAGCAGCAAATTCGTCAGTATTTCTTCCATTAGTAAGAAAGGATTCTCCCATTAAAAAGAGAGCATCGGTTACGAATGTTTTTGCTGCCTCACCAACTGAAGCAAATGCTCCACCAACAAGTGAAGTCATAGCACCAGCAGTCATCTTAATGCTCTCTACAGTACCTGATATAGCACCAGCCATAGCCTTCTGTAGAGCCTCTCCTTGGACTCCTGTCTGTGCGATAAGACCTCTGATCTGATCACCCTGCTGTAGCATTACAGTAAGAGGATTCTGACCAGATGCAAGTGATACAACAACGTCACCAATCTGAGGTTGTAGACCGCGCTGTAGATACTGGATCTGACGCTTCTCTTCAACCTTCATGATCTGCATTTGCTGATCTTTATACTTACTTAACTTAGCAGCAGCAGCATCACCAGTAATACCTGCTTGTCTTAAATGTCTTTCATAATTAGCAATTGATCTTGCTGACTTTTCACTAATTCTAGAACCGTTATCTTGCTCTTCGTTAATGCTTCTAAGAACAGAAGCCATCTTCTCTTCTTCAATAGTTAACCACTTAGTAGAGTTAGCCATATCTCTATTGGCTTTAGTTACAGTACCAGATGTAGTACTAGTAGCACTTGCATAATTATTCTGTGCAGCAATTAGATCTTCAATAGCACGTTGTTCTACTTTAGCAGCACCTAAGTCAAATCTAGTAGTTGCCTCTTTAGTAGACATACCAGTTTGAACCATAGCAGCAATTTGATTTAATCTTTGTGTACTAGCGAGTACATCGTTGTTTGCTTGAACAATTTTAGTAGCAGCGGCTTCTGCACTTGCTGCTTTTTGATCTTCTGCTTTTCTGAATAAAGCAACAGCCTGATTCATCATATTAGCATTTGCTTGTTGTGCAACTAGCATAGCCTTTTCTGATTCTTTTAGATCGGCGTTTCTTTTCTTCTCAGCAAGTTCAAGAGCATTTGCTTTTGCTGCTGTTTCTAAATAAGTTGCTTGGAGTTCTTTTAGACTTCTATCAAATAACTTAACACCTTCTGCTGAAGATGGATCAATACCAGCAGACTTCATCTGAGCCTTAATCTCTGATGAAATTCTACTGTACTCATATAACTGCTTGGTACTTAATGAAATACCTGCGTTTAATAAGTTTGCTCTATTTGTTAATGACTCAAACTCTAGACTAATAGATTTGATTGCACCAATTGCACTATCAAATGGATTCTTATTTAGACTTCCAATGATGTCAAAGGCTTCACGAATTCTCTTTGACTGCTGTTCTGTACCACCACCAAGCATCTCCATCTGTGATAGAGCACCTGAGAAAGATCTAGTAAATCCTTGACCAAGATACTTACCTAATAACTCAAATCGAGTTACTAATCTTTCTACTTTATCACCTGTCTCAACTGAAGCATCACCAGATTCAGTAGTAGACTTAGCAGCCTTTGCTTCAGCCTCTGCTAAGTTAGCAGCAGCCTTTGCTGCTTTCTCTTGTTCTTTTGCTAACTCTTTAGCAGCCTTTGCTGCTTCTCTATCTGAATTTGCTTTTGCACTATTGATATTATTGAAACCTTGAACAGCAACACCTAGTGCCTCAATCTTCTTAATAGCATCATCTAGTTCTTTTGTTTCAACTACGAATTTAAGGCTGGTCAAATCCATTTTATACCTCTTTTAATATAAGTTCATTATGAAGTAGCAACCTAACTACTTTCTTTTTGATTATGTTTGGTTATTTTTAAACCAAAAAGAAAGCCCTCGGTTAGGAGGGCTTAGGTTATTTATTATTCTTTTTGTTCTGACGTTCTGCTTCTTTAGCGTATATCTCTAAAGCGATTCCATCTAATTTAGAAATCATCTCTACTTCCCACTCTTCTGGTTTTACTTCAATAAGAGTAAAGTACGAGAGTATTTCAGAGTACTGAATAGGGTTAATACCGAATCCATTACTTGTTCTTTTATTATTTAAATCAACAAACCACTTATACACAAACTGCATACTATGTGGTAACTCAAGAAGATCCTCAAGTTCTTTAGGTTTAATACCTGTTTGTCTTTGAACAGAAAGTAACTTTGACCTTAAAGAATTAGACCCGCCACCTAGTTTAAACTCTTGACGGGTGTACTCTATTAACTCTTCGAGGTCTTCGGCGTAAAATTTGTTACATCACTCGACTCTTGCATAATAGCATCACGAATCCAAGAGTGCGCTGTAAGAACCTCTGATGCCTTCTCTTTTGAGAAAGGAACTTCCTTGCCGTCTTCTGTAATACCTTCCCATCCTACAAGTCGAACTAAAGTAGATTCAACACCTAGTTGCTCTGCTTCATCAAGATCCATATCATCCAAATCTTTACCTTTGCGCTTTGCAATGGCTTGCTTCTGCTGATACTCTTGGAACTTCCTGCGGCTGTATGCTTTAACAGTACTAGACATATCACCTAGAATTGTTAGTTTAGCACCTGAACCTGCACCTGTAGGTAACTTTAGTTCAAATGTATAACCTGCTTCTGCTGCCTTAGAGAAGTCTTGCTTTTGTAGATCAAACATGAGTTGGTAATTCCTTTCGTTTATTAGTAAAAATAGATATAAAAATATCTAAGACTAGGTTCTATTTTATCACCTGTATTCTGCATTGTCAAGAGTATATAAGATATAAAAAATCCCCCTACCGTTAAGTAGAGGGAAATTCTATTTGATTAAATACTAATCAATTATTAGGCTGCTAGTGAGTCCTGAATAACAATTGTGGTTACATCAGCAGAACCTGTTGTAGGATTTAATAGTGCTTGGAAATCACAAGAAGCAGTAATACCTTGCTCACCGTCATCCTTGGTGAAACTATTGATCTTAATACGTGGAAGTGTAATGCTCATGAAATCAGCATTAGCAGTATTATTTGTAGTTAAGGTAAAGATTACTGAAACTTCTGTTTCATTCTTGAATGCTTCACGAGCAACAGCATCTGTGAAGTAAAGGCTTAGACTACCGTCTACAATAGCGCGACCATCAAATGACTCAGAGATTGAGTTGCTACCTAGAACTGTAGCATTGCTGATATTACGGTTGATGTTAACTGAAGCATCTGTAACTACAGCAACTTGAGTACCGTTGAAAATAACAACACCGTTAACACCTGCGAATACACCAGAACTACCTAGTGCTGTTGGAGTAGTGAAGTACTGTGTAGTACCTGTAGTGTTAAGATCCTTGCCCATGAAGGAAAAGTCAACAGTAGACATACCAGTTGAAGGGATACTAATACCTACTGTATTAACCTTGCAACCTGTGTAGACTTCTGATTGAGCAATGTCAGAGTAAAACTCTTCTACTGTAAATGAGTCAGAAGTATGACCTGTTTGTGGTACAAAAGTCTTCTTACCAAATACGCCGATAACACCTGCTGCCGTAACTGAAGTAGTAGTGAAACCAGAACCGTTTAGAACAACGAATGTCATGGTTAGAGCAGCAACAGCAGTAATGAGCAGGTTCTTGTTTAGATCACCAGCAACCGCACCAGTACCAGCGGTAATACGAATTACGTCACCAATCTTGAAACCGTCTGTAAGCCATGAGCCTGAAGGACGAGTAAGAACAGTAGAAGTTGCTGTGAAAGCAGCAGCAGTACCTACACCTGTGCCAGCACCGGGAGCAACGAATGCCTTGGCTAGAGCAGCAGCAAATAGGTCTGAGTAAGAACCGGGAGATAGTTCACCAGAGACAGAACCATCAGCAGAACGTACACCATGTCGGAAGTCTGACATTTGGTAGTCTGTACGAATTTCGTCTGACTGATAAGCATCTTTTGTTAGATTGAAAGATGAAGTAACTCTACGTAGTAAGCGACCACCAGTAGCACCTGCGAGAGTACCGTATGTTGATTCCTTCTTAATTGCTACTTGCTTTGAAATACCTTTTGCAATTGGCATAATTTTATTCCTTAAAGTTTAATTTGCAAATTTACTTTAATTCAGAGAGGTTAAAATACCCCTACAGAATACTGTATAAGAACAGGTACTATAATTCTATCTCCAATGATAGAAGTTCCTGCGATTTGTGGCGTTCTAATAATAATTATTTCGCTTGCGCCTTCTACGAGAGTTGTACCCCTCTGAAAATAACTTCTTACTAACTCTGCTCTTGTTAGAACTTCTGAAGTTCCTTTATTACTTGGATAGCAGAGAAATACTTGGAACTCTCCTACCTCTCTATAATACCCATCCCCTATAGTAGGGTTGTCTGGTTGGTTAGGTGATAACTGTACTTTTTGGTACGGTACACCTTGAGTTGGGGTAAATGATACTGCTTCATACGCAGTCTGTATAGAAGGAGTAATGCTATTAAGTGTCTTTTCAAAAGCCTTTTTAATATCTAATATTGCCATTAGTTTCCTTCATCAAAATAAGATTTTAGATCTACATTATAAGCACTAAAGATAGCATCAAATACAGGCCCATAAATACCATCTGGTGCTTGTGAAGAATATCCATTCTCAAGACTTCCAAAGGTAGAGAATGGAACTCCTGAATTAGCGATATAAGGTACACTATTGGTAATGTAAATACTGTCACCTAATTTAAACTTAGGAGTTACCTTCTTTGCTCTATTTTTAATATTATCAGCACCTGCATCATTCGCAAGTCCTGTGAAGTAAGGATCTTCCATGTTAAGGGTCATCTTCCAACCACCCTTAGCGTGTCCCGGTCTTGGTATAAGATTGAAACTCTTTTGACGAGCCTCAATATTGTACATTGGGTTCATCGTACCAAAAGGAGTAGTGTCGATAGCCTTTACTATAATATTATATGAAAAGGTAGTAGCCATCTTCATTAGCCTACCTTCAACTTCATTCTTATAGTCAGTTATCTCTTTAAGTAACTGTTTAGTATTCATCTCTAGTTGCATACAAAAGCCTCTTAGACTACACCAATGATTCTATATAAAACAATTGAACCTTGAGCAGCATGACTCTGTACAGAATCTACTTTATAAGTTTTAGAATTGAAGATAATTAAGTCTTGTGGCTTAGGTACAAAAGCAAGCCCACCTGCATACAAGTAAAACATACCAGTATCTTTACCAATTAAATTTGGATAATTGAACTGATTTACATTAAGATTTTTCATGTAAATCTTAACAGTATAACTAGTTTCTGTATTAGTTACAGATCCAGCATTTACATCATATGTACCTTGAGTAACTGATTTATATGTACTAGAAAGACCATTTCTTTCAATAGCCTCTGATGTAGCCTTAGCAAATACATTCATAGTTGCACCTTAGATACTAAATGGATCGTCATTTACAGGATAGGTGTATACTCCATCATCATTTGCTGTAATCACAGCATTTGTATCAAATACATCTACGTTATCTTGCATATCTTGTTTACTAATTCCACCGCAGTATGCATTGACAGAAGTTAAAACAGGATTTAGACTAGGATCTCTCAAGAACATTTGAAGAGATAGTCTGTACTGTTCAGCAGCCTTGCTTCCTTTTACAGAAAAGATATCTACTGTTTCTTCACCTCTTAGAGATAACTGCAATAGGATAGTCCTAGCAGCCTCTAAAGATGCTCTACGAACAGAAGACTCATTCTTTGTAAGAAAGTACTCATATGTAGCATCATCAAGAATAGGGAATGCTGTATCTAAATCAGCAACTGCAACTCTGCATTCTTGTATTAAAGTAAGAGCCATTTTAATCCTTTATTATTTCAGAGTTGTAACCTAAGAACACTATCAGAATTCTTAGGATACAAGGGAGCCGAGACTCCCGAGTAAAAAGCAATTTTAGTTGCTTGAGAATAGTCTTACGACTGTTGCTGGTCTACGAACTAGGTGTAGTTGGTTAGACTCTGACTGAAGAAGAATGCCTTCATCCTTAGGATCACGGTATTGGAATACATAGGCTTCTTGACCTAGTGTATTAACTAGTGATAGTTTGTTGGCTGGTGAGAAATAACTCATGAAGGTATCTGAAGTACCTTGTGGTAGTGCATAAGCATCACCTGAAGGAATTAGAGCAGTACCATTGTATGAGCCTCTGTATTCGATGAAGTCCATACCACCGTGGCTGAATCTACGATATACGCCAGAACCTAGGCGTGAACGTAGTGGGTCTTGGATTGAAGTGTAGTACTTGTAAGCATCCTTTAGACCAGCCTGAGCGATTAACTTAGCGAAGAATACTGGTGAGCAAAGAACTGTAACGCCTGTGATAACTTCACCTGAGAGTTGGTTATCTTGAATGTGAGCGATACCTTCTTCAATCTTGGCAACTACGTCAGTAGTAGTAGTACCTAGAACGAAGTCGATTTCCTTACGGGTGATACCGAAAGCGGTGTAGTAGTTATCAACAACAGTACCGTTAGGAGCATAGATAGCACCTGTGGTAATAGCATAAGCACGACCCGCTTCCATTGTGATAGCATGGTTACGACGAATACGCTCTAGTTTACGAGCAATAACAGCAGACTCAGTATCTGCTTGGTCTGAACCATAAGCACGCTTACCTGCTAGATCTTGTGGTGAAACTTGATCGTCTAGTGCAAAGTG